GATGGCGTCCCAGAGCATGTTGTCGCCAGCGGTAGCGGAATGGAACGTCACATCCACGCCAGATCCGTCAGTTCCAGCAGCGACTGCCCCAGTAAATGTTCCTCCCGCAAGAGGCATCTTGGTGCTATCGGTAGGAACAGCCCACTTCAGACCCGTCGCCTCGCCCGAATCAGCAACCAACGCGTGCGTGTCCGTACCCACCGCCAAACGGGATACCGCATCAGCGGCGGTGGCCGCGACGATGTCGCCCTTGGCGTTCACAATGTCGATCTGCACCACCCCTGGGGTGGTGTTGACGAACGATTCGATGTCGTCGAAGTTGGTGTTCATGTCGGCAGCCACAATCGTGGTGCCAGCCGAAAAAGAGTTAGTTACCGCCAGGGTGCCCATTTATCGCAATCTCCTTGGTACGTATGTGAAGGCAAGAGCATTCACTTCCCATACATTGTTTGTGCCCGTTGGACCTGAAACCTTCATACTCACTGCCCTTGCTGTCCCAAGGGTCGGCAAGTTTTTCACATCTGCCACCAAGTCTTTAGCCACAGCGTCCCAAGTGGCATAGTACGCAGACGATGAATCGGCGTCATCCCACTTGGCTGTATCCCACACCGATGCCGAAGTTCGGCCCGTTATAGAAACATCAAACGATGCGGCTTCCTCAGCCTTGTCGTAGTCCTTGTAAACCGTTATCGGCAATGTCATCGACGCATCAGCCAGCACAACCATGCGTGGCTTCCCCCAACGCTTCTTCACAATCGGGTTGCGTCCCGCAACCCACCTCGTAGTGAAATACGACGAAATGTGAACCTCTGTGGAACCGACGTACCTGTCGGTGACGCGGTTCTGGTCATCTTCAACGTCAACAAGGATACCCGTGTTGGCGACACACCCTGCGTACACGGTGGATGCGGACCCAGGGGGACGGTAAGTGTGCAACGGGCCAGCGTCGATGTCGGTTGACACCCACGCCCCGTAATCGCCCAACGTCGGATCGTAAATCAAAGTACGGCGAGCCGTAGACCCACTCTCAGTCCAATCAATCGACACGAACAGTTTGTTGTTGCCCCAAGCCAACTGCGGGTTTGAACTAAACGAGATCCGTACGTCGTCAATAGCGGGAACCAACTTGGCGAACAACCAAATGAACCGTTCGCCGTCAAACAGGTATACACCTTCGGTGCCATACCAGAAGTACACGCCGTGAGGGGTAGACACGGGCGACGACAAAGCAACCGAACCAACATCGTTGGTCAACGTCACCACCTGGAACGAATCGGAATCCCACCCGTAAACGGCGTGGACGCTGTTTTCTTTGAACACCAACAGGCGGTCACCGTGAGGAACAAGGGCGGTTATGGCGTCGCCATGTTCACCTATGTCGATGTCCACGTAGTCGTTAGCGGTCCACTTCTCAGGATCATTAGAGTTCGACCAACGCACCCGTGACTTGTAGGCCGTGGCTGACTCGTACGTGTGGGCCACCCAGGCAAAGTTGTTCCAGAAGGCAACGTATTTGGCTTGCGGCATGTTGCCAGCCGACCCGTCCAGTGTCGTCCCCAAATCGGCATCAGTGCTGCCATCCCACTTGAACGACACCTTGTCGTAAGAAACACCGTAAGCGACGTTGTTCATTGTTATCCCGTACACGCGGGTGCCGTCGGTGCGGGCCGTGATGTTTGTCAACTCGGTGAAGTTTGAAGAGGCGCTGTACCCCACCTTTGTCCCGTAGTTGACCATGACCTGGTTCGTGCCCGAATCGGTATGGAACCCCCAGATGCCTTTGATGTCGTCGCTCAACGCCGTCGTGTTTCTACGGTCAACGCCGTCGCGTTGACGGATGCCGCCCCTGGGGTCGACAACCACGTTCAACAGGTCAGGTGACTCGTTTTCCGCGAGGTTGAACTGGTCGGAACGAAAGTTCAGCCCACCGCTGAACGATTCCAATACTTCCATCTTGAAAGTACGTTGCTGCGTGCCGCCCAAAGGGGGCGCTATCGCTACTCCCATGAATATCGCAGGCGGTCAGCGAGAACAGTGCGTGCCCCGTGGAAGCCGCCCCGCGAGTTCAACACAATCGGCTGCGGTGCAGGCATGTCGTCGTAGCGTGCCCGCAAGTTGTCGAGTTCCTGGTTGAAAATAGCGAAATACTGTCCCGCTATTTGGGGATCTTCCTGCTGCTCGTAGGCCCTCGCCACCCCATAGGTGGCGATCTGCATGTGGAACGGTTCAGGAAGATCAGATGGCTCTGTCGCATCCGAAGAACCCGCCCCGAAAGCCGTCGGTTTCTTGTAGCCACGTACGTTCACCGTGTATGTCGCATCAGGAATCGGGTGGAGGCGTACAGAGTCCGCCCAGAAAGACCAGTACCACGGCTGACCCGTCGTGTTGACATCCAACGGGTACGACCCGTCGGCATCGTCACGGCCAATGAAACCCAAAACGTGGTCATCGGTTCTAAGTGCCGCTATTTCACGCAAACCCGTTGTGACCGATGCGCCAACGGTTGCCAGCGAGTAATCCTTTGTGGATGACGATGTGCTAAAAGTTGTCGCCACCTCATAAAAAGGCCAACGTTTCTCAGAATAAACGATTACGTCGTAGCCCTCCCCCAGGAACCTGTTCAACGTGTCGTCTGAAATGTCAGCCGAATCTATGTCAACAACGCTGCGTACATACGAACGCATCGTAGAAATGTCCACTACGTCACCAATCGGGCATGAAACATGCAGATGTCGGTTCCCTCAACAGGGCGTGCCTTACACGGCACGCCCGCTACCGTCAACTCTCGACATGTCATCCCAGGTGCCTTGGCGGCATGGGTTGGAGTCGGGTTGATTCGGGCCAGGTTGCGGTCACGGCCAACAGAGTGACGTTCAGAACGAACCTCACGCACATTGCCCGAGGGTTGCCCCGCAGGGCGACCCTTCGATCCGTAACTAATGGCGAAATCGCGTGCCATAACAGCCTCCTAGAGAACATGAGGGGCGGGGACGGCGGTTGGCCGATGGGGGAAGGGAGAACACGCCGCCCCCGCCGATTATGTGGATCAGGTAGCCCCGAACAGATAACCTTGTCGTGCCCTGTTGGAGCAGGTCAGGTTTCCGTATGACAGGATCTGTGAGTACACAGCGTCCTGATTGGTGGGACGCACGAACGGTGTCGGCTTGAACCAGACATCGCTGTGACCAACCAGTTGCAGGTACTTGGTGTTCAGGAACATCATTTCGCCACTGGTGCAAGCCCCGTCAAATGTGACGGGTGCGCCCTTGAACATGAGGTTCTGAAAGCCAGCGTCAGCCACATCGGTATCGGTGTACCGAATCTGGTCTGTCAGCGTGGCCTCGTAAGCCTCGTACAAGGATTGCGTCGTGATGATGATGTTCGGCTGATCGTTGCCGACCGAAACGTCATTGTACAGTGTTGCCATTCCAGCAGAAGTGAGCGCACCGCCCTGGTTTGTCTCAGTTGACGCCCAGAAGGAGTTGCCCGCACCAGTCGGGTCAATCCCACCAAGGGAAGTGTTGGGCTTTGTAACAATCAGGTCCAGACCAATCCAGTCCTTGCTGCTGTTGCCAGTGCCGTCAGCCCAGAACATGGTGTTCATGTTCTCGATGATTGTTTCCTGCGCCTGGAAGATTTTACCTTCCAGCAGGTCAATGATCTGGGCTTCGCCGTTGTTCTTGGCTTCTTCCATGCCATTGATGGTCACCGTTGCGGCATACTGTTTCCAGTCGTACTCAGCAGCCGAAATGCCTGTCTGAGCCGTCGTGGAAATGGTGTCCGTGGTGGCGTACGAACCAGCAGTGCTGTTCGTACCGTAGATGATTGGAACGACGATCTTCGCTCCACCAGAGATCCGCCGAATCGTCTGCCCGTTAGTCAGGGCATAGAACAGGGGCCTCGCGCTGAAAATGTTGTCCACCAGTTTGGGGACATAGTTGTTCAGCGTGGTGGAGAGAATCTCATCAAAGTTGCTGTTACCAGCCATGATGGTTTCTTTCTCTTAGAGGGTAATGAGTCAGGTTGAACTCAACTGCTTCTTAGCCAACGCAAAAGCCTCGCGGATTGAGCCTGCCTGCTGACCATCGTTGTTCGACACAACCGCCCCAGCCTGAACGGTTTTACCGCCCTCAACTGCTGGAGTCGACCGCTTCGATTCGGTCACCTCACGATCCGCCTGGGCTTTAGCCGCCGAAGCAGCAACCTCCCCGAACCTCATGTGAGCGTACGCAGCGTCCAAGTTGGGGATTCCATTCGAGAGCGCATGCTGAAACAGCGCACGCTCGTCAAAATCACCGTACTTGGACTTCAATCCAACGACTTCCTTGTCGATGGCCTGTTGTCTCGCTGCTGCAGCCTGAGACTCCATCTGGGCTTCAATCTTTGCTATGCGCTGCTCGGTGGGATCCATGTCTTCCCACGAATCATCAGATTCGGGAGATACCTGGGTGTCCGACACACCAAACGCAGTTGACAACGCAGAGATTGTCCCAGCGGGATCCGACTCCAACGCGTTAGCGATGGCTTCGGCCTGCTGCAACCTTTGACGATCAGATGCCAACTCCTGCGTCTTACGGGTGTAATCCGACTGGCGCTGGTATCCGCTTTGAAGTTCCTCCAGTGTGACCGTCTGCTCCTCACCGTCCACCTTGATGGTGTACGTCTCGGATTCAACGGTTTCTGTTGATTCTTCTGTTGAAGCCTCTGGAATGTCCGCCGATTCGACGGGTTCCACTGGTTCTGATTCTGGCACTTGGCCTCCAAGGAATCCTAGATGGTTGTTCCTGATAGAAAGTTACGGTGTCCCACTTCGATCACAAAGAAGGCAGTTCTATCCCCATTTGATTCTGCAACTGAGCCAACAACTCGGGGGGAACACCACCAGTCGGCGCAAAAGCGCCGACCTGGTCAGGAACAGGAGGCATCATCGCCCCATTCTGAGGCATCCCCATAGGAGGCGCACCCTCAGCCCCCTCGGGGGCCATCGGCTGCTGCTGCACCAAAAACTTTTCAGGATTCTTGATGTCGAACCCATCACGCAACACATGCAAAGCCAACGCCTGCGGATCAATAACAGTGCCAACCAGAGGCGCAATAGCGTTCAACAATGAAACAGCCTGCTGCTTACGAATCGTGTCATTGATCGGCTGCGTAGAACCACCCTCCACGGTGAAATCGAACTCGCCGATAATGTCCTCACGGACATACGACACAAACTGATCCTGCCCATCTG